AGCAGGGCGAGGCGGGCACGGCCACCGAGAGTCAGATAGTCGCCAGCGCCGCACTCCAGAACACCGACCAGTTGGCCGTGCTGATCGAGCGCGATGAACTTCCTGTGATGGGACGCCTCATCAATGACCTGTTCTACGTCAACCTCGATGACGAGGGCAAGGTGTTCCGGCGTGTAGGGGAGAGCGAGACCACCAGCGTCAATTACTTCGACATCGACGCCGTGACCGATCTGAACTTTGTTGGAGCCCGCAGCCTGCTCACCAAGCAGCAAGCCTCCAATGACTTCCGCGACTTCGCTACTGTGATGCTGTCGAACCCACTCACCGCTGCGAGCATCGACTGGAATCAGTATGTTGCTCGCTGGGGTGATGAAGGGTTCCGCGTCAAGGGGCTCGAATTGATGATGATCAAGGACCCAGAGGAGATAGTCGCAAGAATGACCGCGATGGGCCTTGGGCAGAGTGTCGGCCAGCAAGTGAAGGGTGGCGCGGGGCCGGGCGGCGGCTCGCCATCCAAGAAGGGCCGCAGCACGCCGGCCAGCGGGGGTAATCGCGGCGGCTACGTTCCCGCCCAGACGGCGGGAGAAGTCCAGTGACCATGCCCAAGTTCAGCCGCGTCCGCGACCTCGTTCTGAGCATGGTCGGCGGCACGCGCATCGAACTCACGCCGCAGGAAGCCGACCTAGGCACGCATCTGCGCGGCAACGCGCCGCTCTACGAGTCCATCGTCGCGCTCGTTCAGGCGCGCATGACGGTCCGCGATGCCCAGCCGGTGCCTGCCGAGCCCATCGACTGCCGCGCCCAGATGGAGCGCCAGTCGGAATTGCGCTGGTTATTGAATCGCCTCGAATTCGTCTACAAGTCACCCGTATCGCCCACGCACGACGACGGCGAGCCACCGGCCTAGCCGGGCCGCCAAGGAGAGCACCATGCCCGAGCCAGTGATTACCGAAGATCAAGCAAACGCGGCGCTTCAACAGTTGCTCCACAAGCCGGGGCAGCCCGAGGTGCAGCTGACGCTTGCTGAAGTACCACCCGCCGAATCTGAGCCTGCGGAGCCACCGGCTGCCGAAGTTGTGCCAGCCGAGACCGCAACTGAGACGGAGACGGAACCAGAAGTGGCCGCATCGCCCGAGACTGACGATGTGGCTTCCCTGAAACAGCGTCTCGCGGAGCGCGAGACTGCCATCCAGGAAGCGGAGCAGAGGTATCAATCCCGCCTCCAGGCCCAGCAGCAGCGCACCCAGGAGAGCGAGCGCATCCTGCGCGAACGTCACCTGCGCAAGTCAACCGCAGCCGACCGAGCCCTCAAGATTCTCAAGGCCACTCGCAGCGAGTCCGGCGTACCGGAGGCGGAAGTGGATCGTGTCATTCAGGAAATCGAAGGCACGATGAATCCGCAGTCTACGTCTTACGTTCCGCCGAGCAACTTCACCGAGGCCGCAGAGGACCAGGCCATTGTTCTCAACGCGTTTCTGAATGAGAAGCATATGGACATCAAGGAGGCCGAGGAATTCGGACTGTGGATCAAGTCGGATGGAGGCGCCGCATTGAGCCCGAACGAGCAGGCCCTGGCGAATCGGGACATCGACGGCTTCCTCCGCATCGCGCACGTGCGCTATCAGGAGTCGGCACGAAACAAGGCCAATCAACGCGCGAACGCCGTGGAGGCGGTCAAGACGGTGCAGAGGACGCAGAAGCAGGCGGCCCGAGCGGCGTCCACCGCGCCCGCAGCCCCGCGCAAAACAGTTGTTGCCAGCGCGCCACCCAACACCATCGACTACGACAAGGTCACGCAGGATGACGTCTCCACGTGGCTGCGTCAGTCGGTGGAGCAGTACAAGTAGCGGCTGGCATAGAGGAGCATCATGGCAGTTCTCATATCAACCACTGGAGGCCCGCAGGGGCTGCTGCGCAACTACTGGACGCAGCAACTGATGGACATCCTCAAGAACAACCTGATCGCCGCCGACCTGTGCGATTTGCAGACCATCCCGGCGAATTCAGGCCGCGTCATCGAGTTCCGGCGCATCAACTCGTTCAGCAAGCAGATGACCGGGATATCCAGCTTCCTGGGTTACGCAACCTTTGCGGGGCTCAAGGGGCGCTCGTTCACGGTCGATAGCGTTGTCTACGGGCTCAACCTGCTGGGCAACGACATCGAGATTGATGAGCAGTCGATCATCTGCGGCGAGCCGAACCCGATCCCGACGCTGACCGAGCGGTTCCTGTACAACGCCGCCGATACGCTCGACCAGTTCATGATCAACGTGATGGTCAGCAACGACGGCAACACGCAGTCGGCCACGGCACCCAGCGTCACCTACTTTGGGGCGTCCGTGTCCACCACGACCACTTGGGGGGACGGCAGCCAGACGCTCACCGAAGCGACTCTGGACGCCGACAACCCGAGTCACCGCATCGCGGCTGAGACCTTCAACACCTCGTATACCGGATTGCGTAGCCGGTCTGCGAAGCCGCCTCGTGGTCGCCCGGCATATCCGGCCCTGCTGTCGCCGGAGATTTGCGGGGATCTTCGCACCGACGCCACCTTCCAGGATATCGCCCTGAAGGGCACGCAGCGGGGCGAGGACAAGTTCGAGAAGGCCCGCATCGGCACCGTGTTCAATATCGACGTGATGGAGGATGAGAACGTCGGTATCGGTGTCGCCGGGACGGTTGATGCCACCAACGACCAGATTGTGCGCTGCCCCGTAATCGGCGACGGCTACGTGGCGCGCATCAATCACGCCAAGGGCATCGGGCGTCCCCAGGTCAATTTCATCCCGCCCAGCCAGCCGGACAAGAACGACCCGTATGGCCTGGTCGGAATCATGACCTGGAAGATGTACGTGGCCGACGGCGGGGTGATGAACCCGCTGGCTGGCAACCTCATCAAGGTTGCGACCACGCGCCTCAAGAACACCAGTCAGGACGACGACTCGGTGTGGAACGTCTAGTCGCATAACCCAAAGGGGGCTGCCGACTGCATCCGGTGCGGCGGCAGCCTCCCACGGAGGCCATCATGTACGCTGGCTCTATCAGTCATGATCGCATCATCAGCGCGTTCACGCGGCATGTGCCCGGTTCCTACGTGCGCGACTACCGGGAGAACGGCGGCTACATCGTCATCTGTAAGAATTATCGCACCATCAAGTGGGGCGACGGGCAATCGACTTCCAAGGTGGAGAAGCAGGTGCCCGCTACGACTCTCTGTAACTTGCCGCGCGGCAATGTCACCGCCGCCAGCATCTTCGCCGGGTTGCGTCTGGAACGCCCCGGCTGGCGGGTGGAGTTCCGGCGCGCCTCCAAGCACCTGACCGACGTGCAGAAGCGTGCTATCACGCGCGACCTGCGCTGTGGCGAAGTGTTCTATGGGGTGAGGTAGATGCCGACCTTTGGCGGGATAGTCGTACCGACCGGGCAGGAGTCTTCGGGGCGGCGCACGCTCTTGGACATCGTGGACGAACTGGCGCGCCCGTTCAACGCCGCCGACACGACCATACGGGCGCTGGCTGGCGACGCCTTCCGGGCCGCCGTGCGCACCATGAACCGCAAGGGAAACTGGCCGTGGGAGTTGCAGGATGAGCCTCTGACGCAGACTATCAACAACGCCCATACGACGCTCACCAGTTCCGTCAAGAAGCCGCTGGCGATGTATTACCTCGACTCGAACAGCCAGCCGTGGGAGCGAATCGCCTACGAAGAGTACGAGACGTTAGTGGAGAAATACGACCTCTCGACCTCTGGGCGGCCCACGATGTATAGCGTGGTCAACCTGTTCGAGACGGGCCAGATACGCTGGTATCCCATTCCCGTTGCCGCAGAAAACTGCCGCCTGACGCACTACCGCATCACGCCTGCCCCGAGGATTGAGAGTGAGGCCGTGGAGATACCGGACTACGCGATTGAGGCATATTCTGCGTATGCCATGCTGGAGCTTTCCAAAAGGCTGCCTGCGGCACAGGCCCGCTACCCGCTGACTATCGCCATCGCAGAGGCACGTCAGGCGTTCAGGGAACTCGCCGCGCACGTCAATGCGCCAGGGGACAGAATGCAGTACGGCTACTATGGAGGGTAACTGATGGCCTCGATTCCCGGAGCGCAATTCTCGATCACAGGAGCCAGTGGCTCGACGGGATTGCTCGGGCCTCGCTCCGGGTGGTTCTGTTACGTCTTTCCAAGGGGTGCTTGGGCCTCGCAGGACAGCACCGGAACACTCATCACCTTCGATACTGCGGATATCGCCTCCCGCTTTGCCGTCAATGACTGGATTCAAGCCGGACTCCTGACCGCCAACATCCGCCAGGTAGGCTCAGTCGGCGGGAACTCGATCAACGTATCCGGGGCCGCACTCACCGTCTCCGAGGACAACCGCGTGTTCCTGATCGGCAAGACGCAGCCGAGCACCAGCGGCGGGTCGGCCACCTACACCATCCCGGCAACGGTCGTCCGGCACCGGGACGACGACTCATCCGACAGGTTCACCAACTCGATGGTGACGAGCAATTCAGACGGGCTCATCGCCTTCTACGGCCCGCACGGCATCTACGACGTATTGGTTCAGGATGGCAACCAAGGTAATCAGGGCTATATCGCCGACGTGGCGGTGGGCATGACGGAGGGCGTCAGCACGACGCTGGCGTCGGTGTTCGGGGCGACGGTCACAATCAACGCGGCACTTGGAGTCACCGGGTTTCTGACCGCCGATACGGTGACTGTCAACCGGGCGCTTGGCGTGACGGGATGGGCGACGTTCGGCCAGACAGTCACCATGAACAGCACACTGGGCGTGACGGGCGCTGCCACTCTATCAGGCTGGGCCACGTTTGGTTCTACCGTTACCATGAATGCGGCCCTTGGAGTGACCGGGATAGCGACATTTGGAGCGACGGTCACGGTCGCAACCGGCAATATCTTGGCAAGCGCGGGAGACTTTGACGGCCGGCGCTTGCTGATGAACAACGGCACGGCTCTTGTAGTCGGGGACGTTGCTCTGTCGGCTGGGTGGGGAGACAGCGCCAGCGTTACATTGAACGATCCAGGCAATGAGTTCGACACACGCGCCATGATTAGCATCACTGCCAATGGGGCAGGCATAGCCGCCAATCCGTCCGTCACTGTCACTTGGAAGGATGGCACATATCCAGACAAGCCCCGCGTGGTGGCGATGCGTACCAATTCCACCGCACCGAGTACCGCCTTCTGGTTAAGTAATCCAACGGCGACGACTGGGGTATTTGACTTCATCGGCACGCCGGTAGCCGGGTCAGTCTATGGACTTGTCTGGGTCACGTTTGGATAACTGGTGATTGGCTGATGGCCTCCATCATCGTGTGAAGCATGGCAACTTTTTCGCCCGACTCAGGAGTCAACGAACGCGAGCCGACACTTATCCCAGACGGCGCGCTGCAAGACACGGACGGGGCGGAGTACCGTGTCGGGCAGACGGGGCTCTACGTGGCGCGCGGACGCGACCTCTACGGCACCATCAGCGGCGTCACCGGGGTTGGGCTCTATGAGGCGGGCTTCGACGGCACCTCGCAGTACATCGTGGCGCATCAGGGCAACAGTCTCCATGCCGCTCGCATTGTCTCCGGCACTCTGTCGTTTGCGCTGATCGACAACCTGCCGAGCGGCAGCAGCGCCATCGTTGGCACGCACTACGCCAACCGGCACTACACGGCGAACGCAGTTAGCAACCGGCGGCTGGAGGCGACGGCGACCGGCATTACGTCTTTCCCCATCGGCATGAGCGCGTCTACATTCACGGTTGGGGTAAGCGTGACGCAGGGGGTGGGCACCATCAGCGCCACCACCGGGCTCGTCTACTGGGCCACCGAGTACGACAGCGTGCGCGGCATTGAGAGCGTGAC